TGGAAGCGGGGAAAGGATTATCTTATCTACAATCCACCCCGCAAGTCAGAACAGTGGGACGAGTGGCAACGAGTTAAACAGAAACACGAAGAGAAGCAAAACAATGAAAAGTGACACTATAAATATAAACGACAAAGAACACAAAGTAGAAGACTTTGATGGGGTACAGAAGTATTATGTGCTACACATCGAAGACCTAGACAATCGCATACGCAAACTAAACTTTGAGTTGGATGAAATGCGGGCGGCACGGGAATACTTTGGACAGTCTCTTGCAAATTCTTTACAGGAACAGGCTGATGATTGAAGTCAAGATAACACCTGAACTGATACAACGCGCACGTAAAAAAACTGCCACTGTAGGTAATCTACAGGGCAGCATTACGGGTAGCCTTAGTCATGTGGTGGGTGCTATAGGCGAGATCATTGTAGCCGACGCTATAGGTGCAGACGAATCTAACACCTACGACTACGATTTAGTTAGGGACGGGGAGCGTATAGACGTAAAGACCAAACGCTGCAACACCCGCCCCTTTCCACACTATGACTGTTCGGTGGCTGCACACGGGACCAAACAAGATTGTGACAGTTATGTGTTTGTACGAATCTTGACCGATTCATCACGAGCGTGGATACTAGGTTCTATTCCAAAACAAGACTTTTACACAAAGGCAACTAAACATAGACGCGGTGACGTAGACCCTGCCAACGGCTTTACATTCAAAGCTGATTGCTACAACCTACAAATAAGCGAGTTATCTGATGTCAAAAAAAGCATCTCTATTTAAATTTGAAGCAAACCTTTTGCCCAACGGAAAGGTCGAGTTGCTGTCTGAATCAGTCAAACCAGAAGAGTTTGAAGCAGTGATGAACAAGGGGATGCCGGAGTACGATGGTTCGCACTCAATAGCATCCCTGTTACGTTATCTGCAGTCGTGGTCTAACGAAGCGTTGGAGAAGTCAACTAGGTACGTTTGACTCCGCGTCCCTTGAGGATGTCGGCCTTAGTTACCTTACCATCTCCTGTCAAATCAGGAAACGATTTGCCACCCATTGCCATAGCTGGCATCTTTGGCTTTTGCATCATCTGATTCTGCATCATGTTCTGCTGACCCTGTGTAGCTGTCATCATGCCACCCCCGTAAGCTTTCTTGCGGGGTTTTTTTGTTGCCATGCCACCGTTCATCATTGGCTTTGTTTTTGCAGCACCACCATACATCATGCCTTTGCGCTGCCCGTTAGTGTAGGTCTTCATTAGTCATCCTCCTCGCTCGTAAGCATGTTTAAAAATTGGTCTTGTACATCTTGGGTCGTTCCTTCAGGAATATAGTCAATAATATTCATCCCCAGTCTAGCCATTTCACTCTGTACAAAATCCATAGTAGAACTAGATATAAGGCTCATGTCTCTTTTAGTCATTGACTTTGGGTACTGCATAAGACGAAGCATATAAGGTGCAGCGTCCATATCTGTAGCCGCCATCTTCATTAGGTCAATTCCTGCAGAGGTGGCTATGGCAACGGCTAACTCACCCATTACGTACGGTGTACTAACTTGTCCACGTTTCAAGTTAAAGCCACGACTCATAAACCAATTGACTCCGGGACTTTTAAATATGTTAGTAAGCTGTGGCTTAAATGAAGATATGTCTGACTTTTGAGTTATATTTAGAAATCTTGCTACAGCTTCTAAGGTTTCGACATGCTTTGCGGCTTTCTTTACAGCACCCGCATCCGACGCATCCCCCCTAGAAAACACTTCTATTAAATTGGCTTTAAATGTTTTTCCATTTTTACCTTCAAATAGTGCAACAAGTTCTTGGGGTGAAAAGGCCATTTTTATAGTCTGTTCATCACCAACAAAACCTGTAAGGGGTTTACCTGAAATTGAACCAAAGCCAGCCATCTCTAAAAGGCCGTTAGCTGTCAGATTAGCTATTCCTTCAGATATGACATCCCTAGCATCGTATTCAATACCATCTATTTTTATTAAAAACTTACCGTTATTAAAATTTTCTATTCCCACCATATTTTTTAAAGCTTGTTCTCTAAGAGTACGTAAAGTTCCGGGAGTTCCAGTGTTTACAAACTGCTCTATAAACTTAACTCCGCTTTTGTCTACGTTATAGTAGGCTTTGTTGACTGCTTCTTCTCCTCTAGAAATTATCTTTGATTTTTCTTTTGCGCTGTTTACAACGTCATCAATGACAGCCTCTAAAGCCTTGCGTCCTTCAACAACAGCATTAGCAGCTTTATTGTTTCTAGCTACTTCGTCTATTATGGAATTGTTAGTAAGTAGTATTCGATCCAAATTCACTGGTGAAAAGATTCTAGTATTTCCATCAGGCATTTCCATAGCAAATTTTAAAGCGTTTTGAACTTCGCTTATCAAGTCCAAATCAATAGCCCCAAGTTCTGAACCGGGTAACCTGCCACTTGTCACTTCGTCAACAGTCTTGAGTTGATTTTGCGCTCTTCTTCCCCACACATCGTACACGTATGTTTCAAGCAACGTAGACACAGCTTCTAAAGCTTTCATCTGTACTTCATCAGACGCATCAAAAACGGGTTGCCCATTTCTAGATGATCTTCCAGACAATTCTGACATTATTTTATTAAATTCTTCTTGGAGTTCTATTACGTCAATTAAAGTTCCGTCCCCATCTCTTCTACCAGCAAAAGCCTTATCTATTTTCTTAGACAAACCCTTTAATATTGTAGCAGGTGATACGTTACCTTTGTATGTGCTACTAGATAATTCAGTAGTTACATCGATAGAATCTGTCTTAACTTGATCCCCTATTTTCATATCTGACAAGTCTACTCTATCATTGCCGCTGTCCGTTACTACTCTATTACTCTTTACCCCAGTCTTACTGTTTTGTAGCTTATTTATTGGTCCGTCAATACGTAAACGATCAAACCATTCATTCTTCATTATCGTTTTTGCTTTTTTCCACTGCTTAAAATATTCGGGTACTTGCTTCTCTACAATCTTTTCAATGTCCTTTGAAAAGTTTGTGTAAAGCGCGGCTAATCCTTTATCGCCAACACGATAAGCGTACTCTCTAAAGGCAGATTCTACATCTAACACTTCTCCGGGAAGCGCATTAAACGCCCCTAGTTGCCCCCTGTCCTGATACCACATTGCAATATCAAGAGGAGTAGCCTCTCTGCCTTGCAAGTCTATATAGTAGTCTGTTCCGGGTGTTGAATGCAAAGCTTTTAATTTATTGTAGGTGGTAGGAGTCATGTCTTTAAGAGCGCGATACGCCATTTGATTAAAGGCTTTTCTAGCCCTTTTACCAAGCCCACCACCAAAGAACTTAGAGTCACGAGAAAAGAAATCAGACAGCGCAGTAGTGTTGTCTTGCTTAGAGTCCCTTGCCATTTTAAACATAGTTTTAACCATGTCGGATACATCTACTACGCGCTTTTCATTTTCAGCCATCTTGTCTAGTTCTACAAACCCCCTACGGGCGTATTGTTTTGCATTCTCCCATACAACATCTGTTATGTTTTCAAAAGTACGAACAATTTGATTTGTAGTGCGAAGACTACCGTGCATGTGAGATAAACTTTCTGATCTTTCTGCAAGAAGTTCCAAAGTATCTTTGGCTATTCTGTTTCTTTCCGCAAGTTCTTCTGCTTCAGGATTTATACGCATAGCCATGTCTAATTCTATTTCGTCTAGTTTAGCAATAGTTGAAGAATCCACACCTTCAAATGTGTCTGCAAGCATGATCTTTTTTACTTCTCGTACTTTTTTGCTTGTTTCTTCGCTGTTATCTATTAAGCTTTTTTTAGAATTGCTTAGACCTTCTTGAAGCATTTCTATGTATCTGGTAATTTCTGCTCTATTGTCAGGATCAGTTATACCCTCTAAAGTTTTTTTCCAATCACTAATGGCACGATTTCCGCGAAGTATGGTATCGTCGTGAAGTGCTTGCATGGCTACTGTCTCGTTAATGCTATCCAGACTAGCAATTTTTCCCATGCGAATTTTTCCGTTAGCCATTTTAGCTGCTGCATCCATCCAGCCTAATCCACTCATTGTGGCTACTGATATCTTTAGTTGTTCTTCAGCTTTAACTCGTTCTTCACTACCTTCGGGATACATGTTTAGAATTTTTTTCCTAAGATCACTTAGTTCCTGCATGTAATCGGCTACAAGTTTACGAGAAGCTGGGTCAAGTTGATTAGATAATTTTCTAATCCAGTTTAAAGATCGGATATTATCTGCAGTTACTTTCATGCCGCTAGACCGCAACGCTTGAGCGTACTTAGTAACATCTTCATCTGAAAGTAAACCCACCACACTCTTGCCTGTCCTTTCTGAAAAGGTTGCAAGGTCTATCATGTGTTCTATACCCATAAGCATTTGATTGCCTACATCGCCAGAAACTAAATTAGTTTTATAAGCAAGCCACCCCACACTTTTAAACACGCCCTTGCCCACAGTTAGATACGCAATACTTCCCATTGCTTCTGCAGTAAGTCGATCATCAAACATGTCAGTAAGATATTCACCCGCTTGATACTGGACGTAAGCCAGCGGGACAACTTGCTTGGCTGTAGTTTTTAAAACAGACACGGGAAGATTATGGAAGTATTTTGCTCTTGTGACTTGAAACGAAAGGGACTCTCTTTCCCTAATCATCTGAATAAGTTCGGGGTCGCTGGAAGGAACATCCCGACTCTTTATTGCTATGTCATCATCTAGTTCGTTTACACGGGATTGTAATCGAGCGAATCCTTCACGGGCGTGTTCATCCTCTATGGCAAACACAAGGTCTTCTTCCCTTTGCGAACGAATTGTACTTCTAAAGTTTTTGTCCGATCTTAAAGCCCAATATGCAGCTATATCATCCATACCACTTATGTGATCTGCTGCTGGTCCCTTTGCTTTACGGACTTTTGCAAGGTCATCTCTAAGCATATCCAAAGAAGCTTTAGCTCGTTTTGCTTTTGCCGCAACAGTAGGGCCTACAATTGTAGCAGCTTCTGTAAGAGAAAGAAGAAACCTTTCATCTTCGGATACAGTTAGAGTAACATCCGACATTAATTTAAAAATGTCTTCTTCGCCTAAGAAATCCCGTCTAACTGGTTCATTTGTTTTAGGATCGTTGATAGTTGTTAGTGCATCAAAGGCGTCTTGATCTAAGACCACCCCGCCAATTTTTTCGCCGGAATCTAGCTTAGCTTTTAGTTTATCATAAAAGTAATCGTTGTACACTCTGGTGACTGTTTTAATTCCCAACGTGTCCGCGATTAAAGCATCCCAACTTTGTTTAAATGCTTTTCTTTCTGGTTCAGTGTACTTCCATGAATCCCTTAGTGTGATTCCTTTTTCTGGAAAACCCACTACACTACTAAAAGGTACTTGAGTTGCCATGTTAATTGTACCATACGCTAAGACTGAACCAACTCCGTTTATAGCATTTAAAGTTAATTCAGGAAGGTACAATGCCGCACCCCTAATAAGACCTTCATTAGTACGCTCTACTGCTAAATCCCAAAATTCCCCTGTAGATATATTTTGAACTACCAAGTCTTCTAGTATAGTTTCTTGTATTTCGTCAAAACCCTTTTTTGAAAACTTTCCTTTTAAAGAATTTAAAACAACAGACTGTCCAGTAAATTGTTTTTCAGCCTCTGTCATTGCCTCCGGGTTTTTTTTCAATTCAGGAGTAGGTGCAAATTCACCAGTGGGTCCTTCAAACTTTAGGTCAACCTTTGGTTCTGTCTGTTTGTCTATCCTGCGTGACTCATAAAATCTTTGCGCTCTATCTAATCCGTCTTGGGCTATTTGTACAACGTTTGAAGCATACCCATCTGGATTTTCTACAATACTTAAAAACCTGTCAAGTTCTGGTTTTGAAACTTCATCTATTTGTCCATCACGAATACGTTGAAAAAACGTTGGTTGGTCTAGGGGTTTATCCGCAATACCTTTAGCTACTTCAGCTTCTTGTTCTACCTTTTTTTCTATAGGGGTAGTTTGTTCTACATCCAAAATTCCTGCTTCACCCAAAGCTTCTCCTACAGCAGAAGTAACGTTTGTAGGATCAGTTAGTTTCCTAAAGCGTTCGTAGTTTTGTGGATAAACAAAAACACCCTTGTCTTTTCCCATGTTAAAATCATCTTCTACGGACAAACGCTTGGGGTTAGCCGTGACAACTTCAGATTTGGGACTTTCAACAGGATTAGTTTTTACGTCCGTAACAACATTCGCTGCATCGTCTTGCTCATCTATGACTTGCTGTTGTATTTGGGATACAGCCATTCCTACGCTCCTTGTTCTTTTTTAGGAATTGTATTGGGGTCTACGTCGGTTAAAGGGGTAACAAAATTATCAAGTGAATACACCTTACCGTTTCGTGGATCAAAAAACATTGTATCTGGATCAAACGGTACTAATGTCGCTTCTCCTGTTTGCATCTTATTAAACGCACTTCCACTGGTATTAATGTCCGCCATTTCACCCAGACGTACAAGAGTGTAGTTACCCTTAATCTGTTTCTTTTGGCCTACATTAAGATTACCTGATGTATTGCCAACTTCAACTATTTGAGCGTATCTTTTTTGCAGTATTTCAAAATCATTAATTGTTGTATCTAATCTAGCAGCAGCAACTTCAGGAGCGTCCCAGTCTTTTCCTAAACGTATTAGCTGGGCCTCAATATCTTGGTTAGACAAGCGACCAGATGGGTCTGCAGCACGAGCCATCTGAAAGGCAAGTGCAATACGAGTAGCTTCAAATTTAGCGTATTTTATTGCGCGTTCTACACTACCATCTTTTCCTTGCCTTCCCCGTTCGTAAGCGGCGGCTACTGAAAAGTCCAGTTCGCTTACAAAACTTTCAGTCATGTATTTGTATGGTCTACCTGTGTCGGGGTTAATTTTATTTTTATTTTGTTCTGCAACATCATCGCTAACAAGTGAATCAACTCTAAAGTCGCTTACAAGGATTGTTCCTGTATTAGCACCCCCCGCCCATTTTTCTTCATCATTAACATTCACAAGACTTTGAAAAGTAGCCCTTGCAGAAGCAATCATTCCAAACAATCCGTTTATAGCTGCTGGACCATCCATGTTATTTAGTTGCCATTGAAGACCCCTAAGACCAGAACCGCCTTCTCCTTCTTTTCCTAAAACTACATCAAAGTTGTTTTGTTGTTCTACTAGCTTGTTAAAGTCTTTTTCCGTAGCACTAGAACCAAACAAAATTTGTGCAGAGTATAACTTTCCGCTAATCTGTGTATCAATAAATCTAGCGTTTTGTTTTGTGGGATTAAAGTTGGCAATTGGTGCAAATGCACCCAAAATAAGTGCCGCTACAGTTTTGTTTCCACCTGAAAGTTGATTGACTCTGAATAGTACCTCTGTTGCATCGTTTTTATCCATCAAGTTAAAGTTTGGAGTTTGACTATCAAGATTTAACTCTGTGTTGTTTTCACGGTACTCTTTTGCAAGCTGTGCTGCACCATCTAAAACTTGTTGTTTATCAGCGAAGGTAAACCCAGTAATACCAGTGTAATCATCCCAAAACTTAGCAAAATTTTGTGCGTTTTTATATCCAAAATTATCAGCAATTTCCCGAACAGCTTGTCCTATTTCTGCGTCACCAAAGTCAACTAAGAACTTATTATCTAGATTAAAAACTATAGCCCCCGTGTTATCGTCTTGTGGGTCTGATCCAGAAGCATCATTAGTTGATACGCCGTTTGTAATTCGCTTCGTATATATCTCGTTAAACGGATCAAACATTTTAAATTGTTTATCCAAAGGAATTTCATAATCCTGCCCTGCTAATTTAGCAGTTTCATACTCGTTACTTAGAAAGTGTTTGTGGCTAGATACTACACGATGTAAGGCTTTAAGTTCATCGTCAGATGCAGCCGTTAACTTTGCCCGTCCTTCGGCTGTGTTAAAAACGTTTGCCATGCTGGTTAACGCAGAAAAACTGTCGTCTTTTCCAAACTTTTTAATATCTACATCAAACCCAAAACCAGCCAACGTACTTTCATACCCCGAACTACCCCCCTGCAACTGACTAAGCACACCACTAAAATCTATGTCAAGGTCTTCACCCTGTTGACCAAACAAGTTAATACGTTCTTGGTCATCTAGTTGCTTGTTTGCATTTTGAATCATGCTACCAAGAAGCTTGGCATTACTTGCACTAAAGTCTTTGCCGGGATTGAGTGAAGCGTTCATAAGTATTTGTTGATACTTATCAACTTTGTCACGTTCACCTTGACGACGTGCTTTTTCGTTGTTAATGTTTTGCGTAAACCCTTGAACAAGACCTGTAGCTAGTGCTGCACCAATACCCATCTGTTACTTCTCCTCTTGTGCTTTCATGTTCATAAAGTTATCTTCTGTAGGGGGACGTGTTGCGTTGCCCTGACGAATACCCTTAGTCATAGTGTCTGCTACGTATGCAAACATGGCAGGGTTGTTTTCTTCCATCATTCTAAAGAACGTCTGATCGTCCATCTCATCTTCCGTCAAAGCATCGTCGTTTTCAAAGAAGCGGTATGGTACGTCGCTTTCTTCGGCAGCGTTAGCTATGTACATGGCTAGTGGACCTTTGATAAGCAATCCTACATCCGGCATAAACTTACCGTCTTGGAACGCTTGGAAAAGGTAGCCCTCTACCAACGCTTCTACGGATGCACCTACCATAAGTAGCTTCATCATTTCTTCGCGGGTTTGACGCACCTCAAGTGAATCTATAGCAGAAGACAGTGCGGCTTCTGGGTTGACTACTTGTGCAGGTTTTCCCCACGCCCACTGTTCGTTGTCTATAGTTAAGCTATGCCCCGGCGGTGCAACAGCAAGGGAGTCTTTTGCTTCGATGCTTCCCGGTACAGGGATCATATCTTCTTCCATATCGTTACACCTCTGTCATTTTTGTTACGGGCTGTCCACCCTTTGCTGTTAAATCTACAGAACCGTACTTTGAAAAGAAATCTATAACTTGCGGATTTCTGGAGTTTTGATATAGATTAGTCATTGCGCTTTCTAAGCGAGGGTCAGACTGTGCGACTCGTTGTATGGGGTTCATTGGTGGTGCTTGTCCTGATCCTTTTGATCCCAATCCCATTTGACCAAGCGTTCTTGATCTCAAGGCAGGTGCGGATGCAAACATGCGTCCGCTTTTCTTAGAACCAGAAGCTTGAAGAAAAGAGTCAGCAAATTTTTGGGCTGTAACCGCACCCGGAGTTCCGCCAGCGTACGCGGCACCTGCTACAATTGCTAAAGGTAATATTGATTTAAGTAAGTTCATTGTTTTTCCTAAGTACTGCTATCGCCGCTATCGTCGCTTTTGCTGCTACCCATCCACGTAGCTATCCAGTTTCCTATGCCCAATGCCAGATTATCTTTTTGTTGTTGATTGTACAGGGACTTTGTATTAGCAAACTCCATAGCCATGATGCCTACTTCGTGCTGACGTTGCATATATGATTCTGTCTTTTGAAAGTTCCACGCAGCGTTGTCGCGGTACTTTTGCCACAGATTGTTCAAAGCATTTTGGCTAGAGTTGTAAGCGTTGGCTACGTTGATACGGTTTGTTTCGTTTTGTACAGCCGTGCTAGCAGTGTTGACTTGTCTGCGCCACTGTACGTTTGACTGATCTACTGCAAATTGCATGTTGGCGTTAAACTTTTCACGGTTGTCACGCATAGCGGTGTTGAACTGGGCTTGTGCGTTAACTTCTCCTGCGTTAAACTGTGCGGTGGCTGCAATACGGTTTTTGTTTGCAGTGTCCACCTGTGATCCTAAGTTGGCAAAGAACTCTTCTACTTGTATTTCGTTCTTTGCGTTGAATTGCTTGCGGGCGTTGTCCTCTGCTGCATCTTTGAACAAAGCCTGTGTCAAAGCGTTGTATGTTAGTGTGTTGCCTTGTTGTCTGGCATCAAGGTTCTTTGTTTCAGTAGCCAACAGGTTTTGTGCGTTGGTGACTGCACCTTGCAAACGGGCAGACAGATTGGCTTTGTCCATAGCAGCGAACGTTGCCGCGTTAGTCAAAGCAGTCTGCTGTTGGTTGTTTAGATTTTGTAATTGTATGGTTGCGTATTTGTTTGCGTCTTGGCTTGCAATGACTACACCGGATTCCATGACTGCTTGGGTCATTGCCGCTGCAGCCATTGAACTTGCACCCAGTCCCCGCGCTTGCATGACTCCGGCTACTTTGCGAACAGCAGGTGCTGCCCACGCTGGCATAGGCTTGCCTTCTTCTATGCTTCCCAGTAGCTGACCTAACTGGTACTGTGTTGTGGCTTTTTCGTCTAACTCTTGGGTAGCAGCCGTAGCAACAGCACCCGTAGACACAGTGCCTTGAACACCTGTCATGTCTATCTGTGGGGTAGTACCAATTTGACTGGTTGTTGCCGTGCCTACGCTGGGAGCAATTGTTGTCGTGGCATCTATCTGTCCCAAAGATGGGGACGATGGCGTGGGCTTGACAGCCTCTAGCCCTGTTATACCTGCTGTAGTTGTTGTGGCTTGGGGAGAAGTGCCGCTTATTTGCGCGAGTCCTGCATCTTGCATTTCTCCTGTTTGTACGGCTGGTAACACGGCTTCAAGCTGGGGTATGCCTGTTGATTCACCCGCTGCTACTTCACCCACTTGTGAAAGTAGCTGGGCATCACTAGAAATTTTATTTTTAGTATCTGCTAGAAGACCTGTCATATCAATTCATTCCCATAAATACTGTAACTACCATAGCCACTACCATTACTGTGCTACCCATTATCATTGCTTCCAGACGCCACATGCGCTTATCTAACGCTTCTAGCTTCTCTTGCACAGAGGCATACCTGATAGCGCACTCTTTTTCGTGCGCCTCAAGTTCCATCTGTGTTTTCATTGCGGGTTCCATTGTCATTTTCATTTAACCTAAAGTTATCTCCATCTAGGGCCTTCAAACCATGCAACTAAAGATTTTCTTATTCCCTTAGTAACTGGTGTAACTTTATGTAAAAGATAGCTAGGAAATATTAATATAGTTCCTTTAGCCCTTGATTGGGTTGACGGATTTTCTACTTCAGTAAAAGAAAAGTCACCACCCTCGTATTCATCTGGACTAGAAAGCTGTACTGTTACTGATAACTTTCTATCAAATGCTTTGTCTGATTCCCAGTTTATATCGTGGTGTAATCCGTAGTGACCTTTTTCGGAAGCATGATACTCTGTATATTGCACATCAGCTACTTTACAGACATCTACATTAAAAGCATTTCTATTAGCTTGTTGTACATAATACCAAAGTGTATCTAAAACAAAGTTATTGCCTGTTAGCCATTTAATGTTAGAACGGCGAATATCTGGTATATTCTGTGACCCAGCAAAAACACTAGCCTTTTGTTGATTTACAGATTCTGCTTGCTTTTCTATCTTTTCAAGAATTTCATTAGAAATTCCGGCACTCCACATCTGCCATGTATTTCGCATTTTACATTACCTTTGATAAGTGATTATATAGTAGGCCAAGTAACACTTGCCCATATATACTTACCATTATCTGCGTCCCAAGTTAAGTAGCAATTTGGATAATTTGCAGGTAAATCCCGTAATGCTGTTCTATACGCTAATTGCTCAGAAGTTGATGTGCGGTCAGGTAATACCATCCAGTCAGAATCTACGAGTAATGCGTCACGTTCTTTTCTAAGTTGTGCCATTGCATCTGAACCAGTAATATTTGCTGGTGGTGTGTAATCACCAATAGTACCAAAATCACCAGCCACTGCTTTATTATAAATTTCTACGCCATATGACATGCTATCCAAAGGGTTAGCTGAAAAAGGAACATACTCTTCAGCTAAATGACTAAAGTTGACTTCAATGTTAATAATATTTTTAGCAGCATTTCCCCACTCTGGATTTCTTGCATTTGTATATGTAATATTCATTAGCTTACCCTCTGCCAGCATGTAATTTCATCTGATTTACCACCTGATTGAGACATGCCGTGACATCTCCACGTCCCTGTGCCAATAGATTGTTGATAACCACCATCCACATTACTGTAGGAAATACTTGTACCTGCTCTATTAGTTCCTGCGGCAGTAGTAGTATTATTAATCCAACCCATAACAGTTGAACCTACCGCGCTTACTGAACTTGGATTTGGGCCTTCAGGACCAGTTGGTCCCGTAGGTCCTGTTCCACCTGTAGGTCCAGTTGGTCCCGTAGGCCCGGCTGGTCCGGCTGGTCCGGCACTTCCTGCTGGTCCAGTTGGTCCGGCAGAGCCATCGCTACCGTCGTCACCAGCGGCTCCGGCTGGTCCAGTTGGTCCGGCAGAGCCAGCAGGTCCTGTTGGTCCCGTTGGTCCCGTTGGTCCTGCCAGTGAAGCATTGGCTATAGTTTGCTTTTCCCATCTGCTTGCAGTTACATCATATACAGCTATCAGGTCACTAGAAGCAGCATCTGTATCTGTAGGAAACGCAGTAAGAGTGTTACCAATAAACGCATCTAGTGCAGTACCATCTACTGTAATTGCATCAGCTTCAAGAGTACCATCAAAGTCTCCATCTACTGCGTCTATGTTACCTTTAAATATTGTAGCACTAACTGTTCCTGTACTTGGGTTGTATGCCAAGTTACCATCCATCTCCAAGCCAACATTTCCTGTGCTTGACGTAGCCCCCTCTACAAAAGTAATAAGATTTTCTTCATTTGTACTTTCATTATCAGTGACTAGAACGTGGGCAGAATTTGTTGCATCTGTAACTGTTGTTCCTGCAATAACTGTGGCTAATGCCGTACCGCCAACAGTAATAGCATCTGCCTCTAAAGTACCATCAAAGTCTCCGTCTACTGCATCTATGTTACCCTTGAATACTGTAGCACTAACTGTTCCCGTACTTGGATTGTAACTGAAATTACCATCCATTTCTAGTCCGACATTACCTGTGCTAGAAGTAGCATCCTCTACAAAAGCAATAAGGTTTTCTTCGTCAGTGCTTTCATTATCGGTTACTAATACGTGGGCAGAGTTAGTTGCGTCAGTAACGGTCACACCCGCAATAACAGTATTCAGTGCTGTGCCATTAACGGTAATAGCATCGGCTTCAAGTGTGCCATCTATGTCTGCGTCACCTGATACGTCAAGCGAACCTGCGTCTAACTCCCCTGTTAAGGTAATGTTACGGAAGCTGGCTACATCTTTGTTGGCATCTGCTGTAACTACTTTACTAGCTACAACTGTGCCTACAGCAGCACCCGTGTCGCTGTAGTTAAGTTCGGCGGCTGTAGATGTGACATTTGTACCCCCTATGTCTAGTGTAGTCATAGAAACTTCACCAGCTACAGTCAGTAAGCCACTAGCAACAGTCATTAGGTCTGTATCGTCTGTGTGACCAATTGTTGTGCCGTTGATAAGTACATCGTCAATGTCGAGGGAGCCACCAGAGATAAGCCCTGTAGTTGTAATGGTGGATGAGCCTGTATCAATTGTACCAAAGCCAGATGTAATCGAACCAGAGTCAAGTGCGCCAACCGTAGTGGCAGCAGTCGTAACTAGGTTAGGCATTGCTGTAATTTCGTCATCAAAATAGGCAGCAAGGTCAGTGACCGCCACCTGTTTCATAGTTCCAGCATCGTTGAATACAACACGGTCAGCATCT